ACATCTGCAGGTGACAAGTTCTCATTTGCTTATGATAAAATGATAGAAACACTTATACAATCTATTATATCGCCACAAGATGCTTGGGTATTTGGATGTAGTTATAAAGTGCCACTTATGCACAATCTTTTAGATGAAAATTATCTAAATCAAATTAAAACATCAACCACTTATTCTGCGGAGTCTTTTGCCAAAGAGTATTTGGGTAGATGGTTGGCAGGTGGAAGTGATAGCTGGTTTGATGGTGAATTACTAAACAAAAGAAGAATAGTTAAAATGGCTGAACATTATTATCACCAATCACAAAATAAAAATGCTTTTTACTTAATATCAGTTGACGTTGCAAAGTATAGTTGCCAAACGGTAGCCTCGGTTTTTAAGATATTACCGAAAGACGGCAAATATTATAGTAAGTTGGTAAATATAAGAGTATTAGGATTAACAGAGGATAGAAAACATTTTGAAAAACAAGCAATTGATTTAAAAAAGATGATTGTTGATTATAGAGTAAAAGAAATTGTTATAGATGGAAATGGTATAGGTGATGGACTTATAGACTTTATGATAATAGAAAATTCTGAAGATGGAATTATTTATCCAGCATATGGCGTAAAAAATGATACAAAAGGACATTATAAAACGGCTAATAAATATGCGGGCGAAAAAATTATTTATAACATAAAAGGTAATGATGATTTAAATTCAAAAATCTACTCCAATGCTCTATCAAGAATACAAAGTGGACAAGTGGCATTTTTAATTAGTGAGACTTTGGAAAAAGCTAGAATACAAAATTCTTCTTCATATAAAAAAATAGAAAAAAGAATAGAACATCTTTTGCCATATGAATTAACAACAAGATTATTTGCCGAAATGTTAAACCTAAAACTTTCACCAAGAACAAGAACAGCCAATCTTATTGTGCTAGAGCAAAAAAGCAAATCCACTTTAAAGGACAAGTTCTCGGCTGTGTCTTATGGATTGTGGCGAATAAAAGAACTAGAGGATGAATATTTGAACACCTTAAAAAGAAGTAAAAATTCTGCACGAAATCTTATATTTGTTGATTGATAAACGTACTTTATATATAAGGGGTGATAAAAACAATGAACACTAACTATGAAAAATTTAGCAAAGAGCTAAGTGGCTTTCTATCTGGAATGGAAAACGCTGTTATTTCAACATATGGAAATGAACGATATGCCCCAGAAGAAACGTATGAATATACAAAAGAAGAAATTATTAGAATTATCAAAGAAGGCGATAGTTTAGAAAGAAGTAAATTATCACTCACTTTTTATAGGGTAAATGGATTATATAGTGCATTAATACATCATTATTCAAACTTTTTACTTTATTTATATGTTTTAAGTGTTAAGCCTAGTGCCAAAAAAATGCCTTTCAGTAAGTATGAAAAGGAGTACTATCAAGCATTAAACTATTTAGAAGATAGTGATATGTATAATCTATCTATGAAGATATTTAATGAAGTATTAGTAAAAGGTGGTTATTATGTATTGGCAACAAAAACAAATACATCCGTTGTATTACAAGACTTACCTTTTGAATATTGTCGTTGCCGTTTCTTAGATTTAAATGGTTATGATGTAGTAGAATTTAATTTAGAATATTTCAACTCGGTGAGAAACCAAATTGATAGAGAACTCTTATTAAATACGTACCCTAAAGAGATAGTAAAAGAATATAATAAATATGTAAGGGGTAAAAGAGATAGATGGCTACCATTATCTACAAAATACGCTTTTTATTTAAATATATTTGAAGAAAAACCTTTCTTTCTTAATACACTCTTATCCTTAATAGATATTGGGAAAAAGAAAGAATATCAAGACCAATTTGATAAAAAACAATTGGGAACTTTAATAACATTAGAACCTGAATTGTTAAAAGATGGCGATTTTGCTATTGAGCCAAATGAAATGAAAGCATTACATAAGGGAGCGGTCGCCAATGTAGGAAAACCACTTGATGCAAAAATACTATCAACTTATGCAAAAGTAAATGTACACAAATTGGCAAATGATAATTCTGCAAAAATAACAAATGAGGATATTTTAGATAGTTTTTATGCTGATGCTGGAATATCTTATAAATTGTTTAATGCCGACACCGATAAAACAGCTGAGTTTATTTTACAAAAAGATTTAGCCTTTTGTGTCAAATTTGGCGAAAAAATTGCCAAATTCTTTGAAAGAATACTCTTGCTATTGTTAAATACTAAGAAAGTAGAATTTTCAGTAAATATTCTTCCAGTTGCACAATTTAATAAAGAGGAAGAATTTAAGAAATCAAAAGAATTATTGGCTTTTGGATATAGCTTTTTAATTCCACATATTTTAGCAGGTGGAAAACAAAGCAACTTATTAGCATTAAAACAATTAGAAAATGATGGTCTTGATTTAGATAGCGTACTAAAGCCATTAATGTCGGCTTATACTACAAGTGGCAAAAATTTACCACAAGAAAAAGAAAAAGTTAAAGAGGAGGAAAAGCCAGTTGAACAAGAAGAAAATCAATTATAATTTACCTATAGAATTTTCTAAAAATTTAGAAAAAGTAAGTTCTAATTTAAGCAAGTGCCGAGCAAGAATTTGTTATGGCGACAGAAATCGTAACTATACCTGTTTTGAGGATGTTTTGCCTCAAATGGAAAAAAGTTTAATATATACTCCAATTAAGGCAATTTGGTCAGATGAAAAAAGAGATTTTGAGGGGCATGGCTGGAACTCAACTCAAGGGCGAATTTATGGTATTGTGCCCGCAGACCAAACTATCACATATGAAGAAAATTCAGATGAGGATGGTACAATAAAAAAATATATGGCTTGTGATGTATACTTATACACAGGTTTATATACAGAGGCAGGCTATATAGCAGGCAAAGGCTTATCTTTAGAACTTAATCCAAATACTGCAAAAGGTAAATGGATTGAGGATGAAAATGGTGATAGCTATTTTAAATTTAGCCAAGCAGAATTTCAAGCACTACAGGTTTTAGGTAATGATATAGAACCTTGCTTTGGCGGGGCGGCGTTCTATGAGTTCTTAATGACACAAAAAAAGGAGGATAACGATAAAATGGAAATTAAAAAAATTGCCGAAAATCTTTATGAATTAGTTGATGGCGAAGTAAAAACTTTGTTGTATACTGTTACAAAAGAAGAGGCAGACAAATTGGGTGTGGCTACTGTAAGTTCAGTTTATGAACAAATGGACAAACTACAAGCAAAATATTCAACTTTAGAAACAGAAAAAACTGAGATAGCAGAAAAATATTCTACATTGGAAACTGAAAAAGTAGAAATAGAAACTAAATTTTCAGCACTTGAGGCAGAAAAAATTGTTCTTGATGAAAAATATTCTGTTTTAGAGACAAAAAAAGTAGAGATAGAAAACAAATATTCTACTTTAGAAGTAGAAAAGGTTGAAATTGAAAATAAATATTCTGTACTAGAGGCAGAAAGATTGGAAAAAGAAGCCTTAGAAAAAAGTTCACTAATTGAAAAATATTCTAAAATAATTGGCGAAGAAAAAGCCACAGATTTAGAGGATATAAAATCAAAAGTGACTCAATATACGATAAGCGATTTGGAAAAGGAATTAGCTTTCTTGTATGCTAAATCAAATCAAGGCGTATTATTTGAAGGACAGACACTATATTCACATGGTGGAACACAAAAATATGAAAGTCCAGATAAAACATTAGAATTAATTAAAAAAGTAGGAGGTAAATAATAATGGCATTAAAAAGACTAACAATAGAAGGCTATGGCGTAGCTGAATGGAATAAAATTGCAGCCCCATTTACAGCTAAGATGGAGTCTCAACTTCCATTAGACCCAGACGTTTTCAAAGCAGATGACTCAGATACTTCAGGTATATTCTGTGAAGTAGGACAATTCCTAGCGTTAGACAAAACAAACATGGTGGCAACTGTTCCAACAACTGCTACTGACACTGATTATCTTCCAATAGGATATAACTTCTCAAGTGAAGTATTGTATGACGAAAGAAAAAGAGGTTTAAAGAATTTTAAACAAACTTGTGAAGATTTCTTACCTAATATAGGTATACCAGAAGTTTCAGATGTTATAACAATAAACGCTGTATTGTATGACGACACAGAATTTGTTGCGGCTTCACCTAAAACAGCCGAAGATGTATTTATTGAAGCTTTAGAAGATGTAGCAACTACTCCACTATATGGTATATTAACAAACGCATCCGATGGTTTTCTAGTAATTACTGATACAGTTGCTAGTAACTTAGGTGGAATAGTTTACAAAGTTGTAGAAAAAACAACAATGCCAGATGGGTCTATTGGTATAAAATTGCAAGCTGTTAAAGCTTAAAAGGGGGTATAACAATAATGAAATTAAAAATGGGAACAACTGAGTATCAAACACTAAAAGACTTGATGTTATACTCAGCTAAAAATGAAGTGCCAACAAACTACACAGTTGAAGGTGTAGTATTGGAAGATGTAAATAAGACACTTGCCGCTGAAATAGCTAAATATACAAGTGACTACTATGATTTACAAGATAATAAAAACCTAATCTATCGCTTAATAGGTGAAACATTTGATGTAGCAGTTCCAAAAAGAGTATTACCATATTTTGAAAATTTCGCTACAACAAAAGTAGTAAAAGCAAATGATAGAAAATACTTTAAAATAATTAAAGGTAAATTAAGAGCTAAACAATTTGTTACAGCAGTTGGTTTATCAGGTAGATACGAAACATTCAGACTAGACGCTGATGAATTTGAAGTAAAAACAACTGCAATTGGTGGTGCTTGTCGAGTTAACTTTGAAAGATGGGCAAATGGTGATGAAAGTTTGTCAGATTATACAGAAGTTTTAATGGATGGTATTATTGATAGAATGCACGGTGAAGTACAAAAAGCACTTCAATCAGCTATTAATGCTACAAATAGACCTTCAGCTAATAAAATCTCAGGAACAGGTTTCTCAGCTGATAACATGTTAAAACTTTGTAATGTTGCAAAAAGTTATGGCGACTCAGCTGTAATCTATGCTACACCAGAATTTATCGCTGCAATGGGTCTTGATGAAGTTGCAACAGGTGTATATTCACAAAAACAAGTTGATGATTATGTAGCAACAGGTAAAATTAAATCATTTAAAGGATTTCCTATTATAGAAATACCTCAATCTTTCATAGATGAAAACAATGCTGTTACTGTAGTAAATCCACAATTTGCTTATGTCTTCCCAATTGGCAAAACTAAACCAGTTGCTTCTGTTATAGAAGGTAAAACAATTGTTAAAGAGTTCCAAGGACATGATAGTTCTACTGAAGTAGAGGCTTACCTACGTTTTGGCGTTTCTGTCCTAACTAACCATGACTGGTGTATATACCAAAACACTTCAATTACTGATACATCTAAATAATTAAAACAAAATATATGAGGGGGTAGTACCCCCTTGAGTTAAAAAAGGAGAATAAAAAATGGATAAAGTTTTTATAGTTTCACAAGTGAGTGGAACAATACTATTAATAGACTCTGAGGCAAAAGTTAACAGAACCTTTAAAAAGAAAGGACAAAAACATTTTGTAACAGCAGACCAATGGGATATTATACAGTTTAATGAAGGGTTTAATTATATGTTAAATCAAGGAATGTTATATGTAGAAACACCTGAGGCAAAGAAAGATACTCCGATTGAGGAGTTTGAAAAAATTGACGAAAATCTTATAAGGCATTGTTTTTTAGAAATAACACCTTCTGCTTTTGAGGCAAAAGTGAAAAATTTCGGACAGGAAATCTTGGAAGAGTTCGTTCAATATGCTGTAACAAATAAAATAATGGACTATGAAAAAAGCTCCATATTAAAAAAATTATGTGGACTAGATATTGGTTCAATTATTAGAGGCTTGGAGGAAGATAAATAATGAGACCTTTAGAAGACCTTTACAAGGCGTTTCTAAGGTTGATAGACACAGATGAGTGGGATGACCTCTCAACTGACGATTTAATAGAAGATGCAATGTCCGATTGGTTTGATTTGTACCAATCGGCACTTCTTTTATTCAAATTTCCAAACACTGGCTTAGAAACAGAAGATAACGAAAATTTTAAAAATAATGTTAGCGATGCCGAAATAAATGTGCTAGCAGAATATATGAAATACGAGTTTCTTGATAGACTATGTACATCTTGGGAAAACACAAAAACAATGTATCATGAGAAAGACTTCTCAAGTGCCAATCTCTTGAAAAGTTTAAATGAAACAGTAAAAAGGGCGGAGAAAAAAGCTATATCGAAAGAAAAGGCTTTTTATAGAAAGTTAGAAATTCACTCCGACTGCACTCAAAACTAATGAAAGAAAAATTATATTATTTACTTTGTTTGCGTGAAGAAAAAAAAGATTGGATAAATTTTTTAGATAATCTTCTAAAGGATTTGTATTATATAGAAAAAAGCGGTAAACAAGTAAACAATTTTAAAAGAATTGCCTTTTTAAAATATCATAGTTATGGGTTATTTAGACAAGAAATCCTTAAACTTTTAGAAGAAGGTGATTTATAATGCCTTTTTATGATAATTACCTTAGAAGAGCTAATAGAAATGGGAACACTATGCAAGAAAGAGTTCTAACACAAAAAGAAAGAGAATTTGAAGAACTCACATTGCCAAAATCAATTTATTTATCTACTATAGAAAGTGTTGATGGTGAAGAAGAAGATGAACCTTGTATTCTACAACCACATAAATATAATCAAGAAAAAGAAATTAATAATTTGATGGTAAAAAAGAGTTTTCCATTAAGTGTTGGAACTGAATTAACAATAGTACAAAAAATTGATGATAGAGAAAAAACTTCTCAATTATTAATAACATTTCATGAAAATAATATCACTTATGGATATTTAAAATATGAAGGAATTTTATTAGATGATGAGTTTACTATATTAGATGCCTATGATAAAGAAGTTAGCACTTTTTATTGCAAGATATTTAATGCTTCAAATAAATTCTTTGCCGACAATTTTAGAGATGTAAACGGAGCTGCTTTAAAATCGGCGACAAAAAATAGAATAAATCTTGTTTGTAAAGATAATGAGTATTTGAAAAAAGATTTGTATGTAGAATTTGGGCAAATGGCTTGGAGAGTCGAAGGTATAGATAGATTGTCAATTCCCAATATCGCTTATGTATCTTTAGAAGAAACTCTTAAAGTTGCAAAAGAAGATGAAAACAATAAAGAACTAGTTATAGATGAAAATACTAATTACTGGTTAAATGGCTTGGATGGTGATGTAAAATGATGACAGATTTAAATAACGTTGGAAAGGATACTCAGCTAATAGTAAAAGCGTTAATTGATAATGATGATTTATGTAAACTGTTAAAAAACACCGAACGCAATCCATTAGAACAAACCAACCCTGATAAAAGCTCAATATTACATAAAAATATTTTAATAGTGCCGAACGTAAATTCTACTGAAGATACAGAAAGTAGAATAGTAGTTTTGGTGGCAAATGGAGATATAGAAAGAGCAATAACCGACTTAGCTTTAAAAATTTTTATATACACCCCTTATAAAGAGTGGTTAATAACTGGCGAACAATTAAGACCATTTGCTATTATGTCAGAAATAAATAAATCAATTAATGATTTAAAATTAAATACATTAGGGCAATTAAAATGTACAAACTTTAGTATTTCTTCTTTAGGGGATGAGGTTGGATGCTACAGTTTAACTTACGAGTTCCATGAATAT